TTATTAAATGAGTAATCAAGTCCTTCATTATTCATCCATTCTATAGTTTTATGAAGAGATAAAATTGATAAAGATGATGTGCATACATTTCCACAAATGTCTTGTGCATATTTCTTTATCTTATAATAATTTTTTACGTTTGATTCCCATTCTGATCCAAATCTTATATAATTATTACGTTCTCCTAAAGCTTCTAGTGACCAATTAATTTCACATCCTTTGAATTTTTTTATATAATCAAAAATATGATTTCCCTCCCACTCTAGTTTTGTAAGATTTGTATGATACTTTAGAATAATATTTTTTGCCTGACCAATTTCAATAAGAGCATTCAAGACTTCATAATGTCTAGGCATGATAAATGGTTCGCCACCGATGATGTATATTTTCTTAATTTTTGGTGCTAGTTTTTTTATATCTTCTACAACATTATAATTCACTCCACCATATTTCATTTCATCAGTCAACTTATCATACTCAAGCATCTCACCAAACTTAGGATCAATTTGCATTAATTTTTCTGTCTGTTTTATTCTTGAACTTGAATCTTTTATTCTACACATGTAGCATGATAAATTACATACATTACCATACAATCTTAGTTTAACTTCTATAATTCTACCCCATGGTGTTTTTGCTTTAGGGACTCTTCCACTCACTCTACCTTCTTTCTCTTCCTTAATACAATTCGCACAAACTTTATTGATAAGTGGAGTTACTTCACCACTTTTCATATCAGATCTTAGTTGTTTCATATAATCTGAATAATAATATTCAGAGGGTGAAATTTCGTCGACTTTTGGTGCAGGAAAATCTGATTTGCCACTGTTCCAACATCCGTTGTGAGGGTGGTCTACAGTTGCCATGCAACAAGGCATATAAACACCATAAGAATCACTAAACAGTTGTTTCCAAGGATAGTTGCAATAAACACTCATCTTAAATTACCTATAAACAATGCATCAAGACCCGGAACATCTGCATCTTCAGGTCTCCCTGCGATTGGTTTGCCACTAATATTCAAGGATGTGTTGAGAAGAATAGGACAACCAGTTTTCTTTTCAAAAGCACTTATTAATTTATAGTATATAGGGTTCGATTCATATGTGACGGTTTGATGTCTGCACGTACCATCAACGTGTGTGATAGCATCTAATCCAGATTGTTTTACCTTTGCATTGTATAACATATACGGAGAGTCCTCGATGTCAAAATATTCTGCTGCTTTCTCCTTCAATACTGATGCTCCAAAGGGTCTCCACCATTCTCTTTTTTTGACACGGGAGTTCAAAATATCTTTACCATTTTTGATCATTGGATTCATTAGTATACTTCTGTTACCAAGTGCTCTTGGTCCAATTTCACCATGTCCTTGATACCATCCAACAATCATACCTTGTGCTAAAAGTTCTGCTGCTTCTTCTATAGTTTGATCATTCACTTCCTCCGGAGCATAATCATCTTGACAATATGGAAACTCACCAATGTCAAAGTCATACCCTACAGCGTATCTAAGTGCACCAATACTGAGACCACCATCATATACATGAGGGAGTATATCCATATTGTAAGTCTTTCTTAGTTCGGTATTGATGACTGTGTTCAACATCACCCCACCGGAGCAAGAAATCTTCTTATCTCTATCAAATACTTTGAAATATTCTAATTGTATTAGTTCACATGCCTTGTGCACAGTTGCCACAAAGTCTTGAAACTTTTGATCTTTACTATCAACACCTCTATGCATCCACTCACCACAAAGATCTAATATATTATCTTGATTAATCTGCCTTGCTAGTTCCATATCAGGTGTGCCATATGCCTGCAATCCCATGACCTTACCCGGAAAATCTACTTCCATACCTTTGAAGTCCATAGCATATCCAAGGTATGATAAGAATTTACCAATAGATAGATCTTTATATCTTTTCTGTCCATCAGAAGTAATTGTCAGACCAGTATTTCTACCTGATCCCCAACCATCAAAGGCAGCATGCTGAGAGCAATCGGATAAGGCAGAATGTATGTGAGCAGTGTGATGATCGATACAAATTCTATTACCTTCTATAATGAAGTCTTCGTCATTGTATGGTTTCCTTACTTTCTTATGAAAATCTATACGGTCAAAAATTTTGCCGAATTTTTTTTGCCCTTTTTTGTAAACAAAAAGTCGATTTCCCCCTGAGTCAGTGTATACAACCTTTGAATTTTTCTCATCAATACCCCACTCATCTAGCACAGACTTGAACCATTTATCATCTGCTTTATGATGTTTAATTCCGAAGGCACGTTCACTTTTTCTATACCTAAACTTACCATCAATCAATGCAGCGATACTTGTGTCGTGACGGGCACCACCTATGCCAATAAAGTTCATCTCAGATAGAGAATTTTGCTTTAGAAGTTCTTTTTAGATAGTTTAGATTGATAGCATTACACTTCAACTTTTCTTTCAATGGTTTAGATATGAGTTTACTGACGTTATCAATCTCTATACTGTTCTCCTCACAGTAGTGACAGATTGCTTCAATATAATTCATAGACTCATTTTCCTTGACAAGTTTCTCTATCTCCATGGCAAACTTCTCTGAACAAAGAAAGTTCTTTTTGAGAATCTCTTTGACTTCATTTTTGGATTTCATTTAGTTTCTCCTCGACAAATAATTGAATGTACTGGACAAGTTTTTTCATATATTTCATTTTATCATACTCTTCGTAAACTTTCACCTCTCCGTTAGTACATGTCATAAGAATGACAAGTTTCTTGACGGGAATATCTGTAATTTCATAAAACATACAAGCATATGCTGCTGCTTGTACAAAATAATTCTCAATCCAATCAACAGGTTTAGGTTTCTCTGCAGTTTTGAAGTCAATGATTGCAAGTTCTCCTTTGTATTCTGCAATACAGTCAACTGTTCCTGCTACTCCTAACTCTCTACTGAATAAAGATTTCTCTAATGCATAGATGTTATCTATATTTTTCAATTCTTTTTTTGCTTGAGTGAATAACATCTTGGTGCTAGGATTGTCTAGTACAACCTCTTTATTAAGTAAGAAGTGTTCGATCAATTCATGAGTTTTTGTACCACGATTAGTTGCTCTCTTGGTGATTCTGTTTGCTTCCTCCTCACCGACTCTTGCTCTCCAGTTTTTAAAAATCTCTCGATTCCAATATGATGTAACAGAAGTGATGGATACCATCGGTCTATCATCAACCGAATAGTATCGAACACCATCGATAGTCTTCCTTGATAGTGCAGGAAGATCACACTCTACATGATTAAACATCAATACTCATTGCAAGTTTGTTGAGGATATAACTCTTGACTAATCCTGATCTTACTATATCTTCAATACCAAATTCAATAGAATCAAATTCAGGCATTGCTGAAAGTATTTTCATAAAGTCAAGGATACCATTTTTCTCATTTGTTTTTACGAGGTCGGTTTGTGCAGCGTCACCACAGAAGTGGATCTTACAGTTCTCTCCTACTCTTGTTATTATACTATCTAACTCATGAAAATTCAAGTTCTGACATTCATCAACTATCATAATACAATCATCGAGTGTTGTGCCTCTAACAAAACTAGTTGACCAAAACTTCACACTCTCCTGTGTCTTGAGATTACCCCACAACATTTCAAAATCACTGTCTGTAGGTAACTCAAACATATACTTGACCATATTCTTATATGGTATTTGATATAGTGCTGCCTTATCATCATGATCACCGGGTAAGAAACCAATTTCCCTTGTGGATACAAGTGATCTTACTATAACAACTCTATTGTATGGTGTTATAGGATCAAGGACTTGTTTGAGAGCATGATATAAAATAACAAAAGTCTTACCAGTTCCTGCTACTCCATATGTATATACATTCTTTCCCTCTTCGAGTGATGCAAATAATTTTTTTTGATTCTCGGTCAATGCCTCGATCGGAATCATCATATCAGAGTTATAAGGTTTTTTTCTTTTGAGTTGCTTGGCAGTCATACCTACCCCAACTTGATTGGAAGTTTTCTTTTTTCTAGCAGGCATTAGAAATGTGTAGTCTTTTGAGGTTTTACTTTTGAACCGGGCATTGACCCGACTCTTGATAGAACTTCATTCCATCCACCATCTGTTTTACTGTATACGTCTCCGACAGCACTGACAGTTCCTCCTGTTCCCTGTGACCAATCTTTATCCCAGTCAGGATTATCCTTTCTCCACTGATCGTATTGTTTCATAGACATCACTATCTCTTTAGTTTCTCCAGTCTTCAAGTTTTTTACAGGATAAGTTGGCATAACAATTTTATATGTGAATTTATTTATCAAGATTTATTAAGGATATTATTTTATCTGCTACCCATCTATGCCCTAATTCATTAGGGTGATAGTTAGGATATAATATTTCTTCGTGAGATTTTATTAATCCTTGATTATACTCTGGATTATTCCAAATATCTTTACAAAGATGAATTAAATTAATAGAAGATTTCCAATAAAAACTTTGATGTTTTTTACTCCAATCAAGCCATAATGGAATCAATCTAATATTTTTATACTTACAATATAAATCTAGAAAATATAGATTTTTATTTAAGTTTTCATATCCATGGTGTTCATTATATATTAATTTGTAAAACCAATTATTTTTATTTTGACATTTTGCACGATTTGCAGGAGCAAATTGGTGTGGAAATGCATCACCATCAAAATATTCTATGCGACTCTCAACAGTAAATTGAATCACTGCAATGTCTACTGTATTTTTATCACAATAGTCTATAGTTGTTCTTACAATATAATCATTACTAGCACCACGCATACTTAAGTTTTTTTCATCAGTATCCAATTCATCACATACCAATTTACTAAATCTGGATTTTCTATTGTCCTCTAATTCATCTCCCCAAGTAATACTACAACCATTAAATAATATTTTCATTCTTCTACTTGGTAATAATAACTTTACGTTTTACTTTCTCTTGAAGAGCAGCACTGAAGTGTAATGGTCTAGCGGTGCACATATTGCAAACTTTTTCAGGTAGTATACTCTGCTCACAAAACTTTGTCAACTCGTCATCAGAACAATCGACTGGTACACCATCTACAATGTATTCCTGCCATTCATCTGCGTCTTCCTGTTCTGTGACTGACAATAACTCTCTCAAGTATGCAGTATTAGGACACTTCCACAACTTACCATTATATAATTGAGGATTAGGACATGAGCAAGCATCATAACTTCTACATATATTGTTATGATTGTAAGGGTAAACCTTATTATCTCTCTTCTTTATAGAATTGAACCACCTATCTTGACCAGTGTGATGAACAGTCACTAATACTTTAGGATGATTGAACTTCTTTATTATATCTTCTACTTCCTTTAGGTGTATACTAATGCGAAGAAACACTCTAGGATCTTCTAAGACTTCTCTAATCCAGTCTTCATTTTGAAAAAGAAGTAAACCATTGGTGTAAAGATACACAGGAGAATCAGTATGTGATCTACATGCATTGACTATCTCTTTACATCTTGGATTGAGTAGTGGTTCACCACCTATCACAGATACTCTACCAACATCTAATCTTGGTAAGATAACTTCTATATCTTTTAGTAAAGCATCAGTATCTAATTGACTACCCGGTGCAAAATAATTACTGAAATGATTACATCCTTTACAAGATAGATTGCAACCTATTGTCGTGTGCACATCAAGTATTTTCAGTGTGGGCAAAATTTCTCCTTAGAAAGATTTTATTTTAGGATTGTTGTGAATTATATATGCTGCTCCGATAGCAGTTCCTCCATCAAAAGCAATAGGGTCAACATAAAAATTCAAGTCAGGAAATTCCTTTAATAGTTTATAGTTTACCACAACATTAAGAAAACATCCACCTGTCAATACAATATTACTACATTTTTTTGCTGCTATTTTGACTAATTCTACTGCTCTATCCTCCCAGTCCTTTTGTATAGTAGCAGCAGCGTTCTCATTACTAGATGCTAAGTATTGTCCCTCAATATATTGTCCGTATGGAGCAAGACCCATGACCTTTCCTGCTTCCATACGTCCCCACTTACATTTCTCTGATACCAAATCAAATTGAAGACCTATACCATAATTATCTACAGTATTATATCTCTTGTGCAACACCTTCCAATGAAATCTTCTTCCTCGTTTGACATGAAAAATAGTTTCACACTCGTCTCCTTCTTCAAAATTAGATCCACTTGAATCAACTACGATGACTGCTGCCTCCTCAAATTCTGAATTATAAAACCCACATGCAG